GCTTTTATGTTGGTGGAGGCGACGTGACCTTGTGCGAACTTTTTGGACAGTTCGCCAGCCGCCGCCTCCGCGTCCATGACGAGGTCGAAGTCGGCCTCGGCGTTAGAACCCCCCGAATAGTTGAAAGCAATCCGCAGGTGATCATCGGACAGATAGACCACCGACACAAAGGCATCAATGACCTTGCGCCGGAACTCTTGGCTCTGCAAGCTGCCGCCCTGGAACTGTTCCAGCCAATAGAGAATTTGCTCACGCTCCAGACGGACATGGCTCAGCTTCTCTAACTCAATGGCGCGCTTCAGATCTTTAGCTTTGGTTTCCAGATCCAGCAGACGCTGCTTCGTGGTTGCAGTGATGATGCCTGCCTCGATGGCCTTCATCAAGTTGTCGGTGGCTTTCTGATTTTCTTCCAGTTCGGCGGTAAGAGCAGCCAGCTGCGACGAAGCAGCCTCCCGCTCCTGATATTCCATCACGGCATCTGTGATCCACTCCATCACGTCGGGCTGGAGAACATAGTCCAAGGCGGCTTTCACGACAACCTTTTCAATCCACTCCCGGGGGACGTTGGCTTTTTTACAAGCCCGCTCCCGCCGCCGCTTCTGACAGCCATAGTAGTAGTGAGATTCGCCATTCTTCGCGGTGCCGGAAAAGCCGATCATATAAGAACCACAGTGGGCACACTTCAGCTTTCCGGTCAGCAGATAATCTCCGCCATCATGGTGGCGGCCCCGGACGCGGCGATTGGCGTTCATCCGCTCATTCGCGGCCAGGAATGTGCCCAGGTCGATGATCGCTGGCATTCCGCCCTCAATGCGGATATCGGAGAAGTGGTACACACCGATATAGGATTCATTTTTCAGCAGGACAAAACTGTTTTTATTCCAACGTCCGCCACGACTGGTTTTCAGGCCCTTATTGTTCAGCTCAGTGGCAATGTCTACAAAAGGCACGCCGGCAGCGGCTTTGCGGAAAATCTCTCGGACGATCTCAGCGTTCGTCTCGTGAATCGCAAAGCGGCCATCCGGGCCCTTGCAGTAGCCGAAGGGGATAGAACCGGAATTTACTTTGCAGTTCTCGGCATTGAAGCGCATCCCACGGCGGATGTTCTGAGCAAGAGATGCACTATAATACTCGGCAGAACCTTCCAGAACGGATTCCAGAAGGATCCCCTCGGGGCCGTCCGGGATGGATTCCTTTGCATAGAGAACCCGGACACCAGCTTTTTTGAGCTTATATTTATAAGTGGCAGAATCGTAGCGATTGCGGGCGAAGCGGTCGATCTTCCAGCAGATCACGAAGGGCCAGTGGCCGTGGGACGCATCCTTCAGCATCTGTTGGAACTGGGGCCGGTTATCGGTAGTGCCGGACAGATGCCGATCAGCGTAGATCTTCACGACCCGGAGGCCGTTTTGCTGCGCAAAAAGTTCGCAGTCAGCCACCTGCTGCTCAATGGAACAGTCCCGCTGGGAATGGGAAGAGTAACGTGCATAGATCACCGCGTCCTGCATATCCGGGTCGGGTACAGAAGAAAATTTCTTTTTCATGGTTTTCCTCAGCTTGTGCGCTGAGCAGGATCATGGTACAATGAAATTGCTCAGCAGGTGTTTTCTTATCCTATGATTATTCTCCGACAGACAGATTCCACATCTGGCCCCGGCGGCTCTATCGTACAGAGCTGCCGGGGATTCTTTATGACTGGAATTATGGACGCTTCAAGATATTGGCCCAATCCTCGGGAAATCCCAATGCAGGAAGCTTTACATACTCGGAATATTCTTCCAGCAATCCTTTGATTTCAGGGATGACATAGTTATTCCATTCATCCGGGGTCGAGTATAGGAAGGACATGATATAGATCTGATCGAAAATCCGTCCGCTGGTTTCCTTATACTGGTGATGATGTTTGCATTGGGTCGGAGTACGGCCGAAGTTGAAATCATAGATCCGCATATAATGGGCAAGGTGGTTTCGGGTAAAGGTTAGATTCTCGATCCAATTTTCCAGCTGAACCGGGCCGGTATGATAGCTGCGGGCCAATACTTTCTGATAAGGACCTTTCAGATTTTTGTAAATGGCTGAAAGATTCCCCATCGTCAGGATCTCAACGGCAACCCACATGGGAAGATTTCCGTCATATTCTTCGATGTGATGCTTGATAAAGGGGAGATTTCGATTGTTTCTGAGTTCATGGTAGAATAGGCTGGAAAATTTCAAGAAATCTGATTGATTGCGGTAGAGTGAGCTATCAAGATAAATCAGAGGATTTTCAGGGAAAGCGGATGTAAGAGAATAGGAAAGCCTTGTTTTTAAGGTTTCCTCAATATCTTCCAGGGCAAACATCAGAATACGAGTTAATTTGCGGTCAAAGTCGTACAGAGCTTTGATCTGCTCCAGCGTAGTACCGGAAAGATAATGTGCTTTATCTTCCTGCTTGAACCCATGGAGATAACCGGAAAGCCGATAATAATTTACATGATAGAGCAATTCTTCTGCCGCTTGCTTGTCGGCAATAACAAGCCCGCGGGATTCCAGAAGGGCGACTTGCTCTGTAAGGGAAAGATGTTTCTTTAATTCTTTCATAGAAATATCTCCGGATAATAAAAAAGCGACCCCGCCATGGTACGCATCGTTGAGAGGCGTGGCGGGGTCTGTATCATGGCTATATTATACTCCGCCCAGGGCCTGTTGTACACAAAATTTTTGTGAACTGTTGCGAACATCACAAAAAAAGTTTGAAAAACCTATTGACAAGTATCTGAAATACAAACTTTATTCATAATACCCCACCGGCTGAGCCCGGCGGGAGGATTGTTTTGCCCCGCTGATGTTGCCGCACTGGCGGGGTTATTTTTGTTTGTGGGACTGATTCCAAAATGGATACAGTTTATTTGAGCGGATAGCCGTTTTTGGTAACAACTGTTTTTTCAGCAAGGCTTATGCCGTCAAGGTTGGATTTGCGTATACCGCCACCATTGACATAAACATCGTACAAAGTGAGAATTTCGTCTTTCATTTCATCAGTGAGAGTAAAGTCGAAGCTTTGCGTTGTTCCCTGGAGCCTTATTTTAATCTCATCATTTTGATGCTGAATCAAATCATCCATGAAAGAAAGCATTTGATTTGTCAAATCAAAACTGATGTTTTCGAAGACGGTCCCATCGCTTCCGAGCGAATAGGAATGATTACAGTTAGAGAATATGTAGCGGTTATCACCGATTTTAATGAGAATCGAGTTGAGGTCTGCCCAATGGTATCCCTGATAATCAAATTCCAAAACGTAAAAATCGGCGGGATCTGTTAGACTGATAAAGGGGCTGACTAAGATAACAGCACTTGCGGAGGATGTGACAATAGTTTTACCATCTGCCCATCCTGAGGAACGAACATAGGTTATTCCAGTCATATCATCTGCAGTAAGGCTGAGATCATCTCTCCCATTAAAAATGCTGCGATTAAATTCAGCAGATGCAAATGCGGAAACAGGGATAGAAACCATTAGCAGAACAATTAGTGCAAGGGAAATAAGTGTCCTTTTCATTTAATGTCCTCCGCCTTAACTAACGTTGCGATAGGAATAAGATTTGTAAAAACGGTAGCAACTTTTTTCCCGCAAACCGGGCATAAAATATCTTCAAGATCCCGAAGTCCTTCATGAGTAGATGTGCTATCATACTCCAAAAGAGAACCACAATTATTGCAAGTTGTACGGTGAATCATAATGGGTATATCCTTTCTGCAATGAAAACTTAGTTTACAGCGTCAAAACAGTCATCATAGCCATGTTCATAGCCTTCGTCATAGGCTTCTTGATAATTGTCTGCTGCGCCGTCCGGGTAACCAGCGTCATAACCATGATCCCAGCCCTCATCATAACCTACCGAATAGCCAGCATCATATTCATTGCGAATACTTTCGTTTTCCACCTGGCAAGCTTCGTATCCCGCCTTATAGCCTTTGTTATATGATGCTTCCTGATTCTGAGCATAGCCATCATCGAATCCATCGTCCCAACCATTATTATAGCTATCATGGGACATCTGAGAAACGGCATTTTGATAATATGGAGAATCAGGACGATAGAAATCATAATATCCGGCACCAATACGGATACCGAAGTACAAGCCAACAAGAAGAAAAACAATCATTAGAATCGTGATAAGAAATAAAAAGCGATATTTATGTGATTTTGGATCAGCCACCATAATTCCTCCCTTACTTACGCTTCTTTCGTAACCAATCCATCCGCAGCAGGTTTTTTATAGTGTCCTGTACGATGCAAGTCCTCTGCATACTCAATGACCTTAGACTGACCTTCTTCATTCAGTTTATCGAAAACCGAGAGCAAAGAGGTCTGGGCCTTGGTGAGGGAGGCCTGTGTCGGTTCGGCATCTTCCATTCCCATTAAATAAGTGGGAGTGGTATCTAGTGCCAATGCAAGTTTTTCAAGAATAGAACGTTTCAGGTTGACAACAAGGCCATTTTCATATTTATAGATGGCCGCTTTTTGCACACCAACTTTGGCACCGAGTTCTTCCTGCGTCATCTGATGCTCAATGCGAAGCTGGCGTATCCGTTCGCCGGTGGTCATAGGACATCACCCTTTCATACGTTGTATCTTAATAATAACACAGATAATCTAAAAAGCAAGAAAAAATATCTTGACAGGATTCATACAACATGCTAATATTTAAGTATCCCAAAAAGATACTTAAATATAGAACAATATTTAAGGGGATGGATGAACGGAGGTGAAAAAGGGTGAATAAGAGAAAACTCAATGCTGTTATGCAGTTGCATGGGGAATCGCAACAAAATCTGGCGGATTTCCTCGAAATGAGCCTCTCACGGCTGAATGCTAAAATTAATGAATACCGTGGAGCACAGTTTCGACAGAATGAGATTGCAGCCATTCAGGAGCATTACGGCTTGACTGCCGAAGAAGTGAACGAGATATTTTTTGCTTCATTGGTATCTCAAAAAGATTCTAACGGGCCAGCGGCTTGACCCCACCGACCCGAAAAAGAGTGCATGAAAAAGCCCCGGCGGGGAGCCGGGGGAAATGGAGAAATTATGAAGCACGAAGAAATTATGGCGGCCATCAAGGACATCAATGGCCCGTGGAGCAACGAGGCCTGCATGGGCTACTGCCTGATCGCAATGCGCCGGGCGGGGCTGAGGCCTACGGTACAGCACCGGGTGCTGCGGGTGCTGGAAGGGGTGTTCGACGATGTGAGTGTGGAGAAGGCCGAGAAGACCGGATATGCCAATAAGGAGGAGTAAGGAATGGACCGTTATATGATCGTGATCCCGGCAAAGAACCGGGCATTCAACATGAAGTGTGATGATGGTGACAGCATGAAGCTGGAGACCCTGCAGAAGCTGGTGGGCGGGCCGATCGAGCCGGTGCCCGCCTTGCTGAGCGCCGAGTGGGCGCGGGAGAAGGACGTGGACGGCATACTGCTGCTGGTGAACGAGGAAGGGCTGATGAAGGAGCGCCCCCTGACGAACCAGCGCGCCAGTGAGATGACGGCGGCAGAGCTGGTGGGCCCGGCAGTCGTGGCTGCAAAGCGCGGCGATGAGCTGATCGGCTTTGCAAAGCCTGTGGTGGAGACCATCTGCGCCGAGTGGCTGTGAGGTGCTGCCATGGGCCGAAAGCAGAAACTGCCCTTTGAGCACTGGCAAATTATTGAATTGCTGCACATCACACAGGATTTTTACTCAAAACCGGAGAATGAGGCTGCATTTCAGGAATGGAAGGCGGCCAGAGATGCGAGAAAAGCAAAAAGGCCCGCCGGTGCTGGAACACCGACGAGCCAACCAGGGTGATGGTTTGACAACACATCACCAGAAGTTTAACACAGAGTTGGAGGATTTGCAAATGAAAAAGAAGATCACGGGCAGCGTGCTGAGCGCCGGTGCCATTGTGCTGGGACTGGCTGCAGCAGGCTGCGGCGGGGCCATTGAGAACGCGGCCAACGGCTGGGCAATGCTGGGCTACACGCTGCTGGCCATCGTGCTGGGGTGTGCAGCCCTGGCGTTGGCCGGGCTGGGCCTGGTGGCAGAGCAGCGGAAGGAGCCGCAGAAGATCCACAAGGTACCGGAGAACACGGTGAAGAAAGCTGTCTGCGGCAGAAAGGCGGGGTAAGGATGGTACGGATTGAAATTAAAAAGACGGTCAAGGGTCAGATGATGCTGGCGGTGGAAGCTGAGCATGAGAGCCTGGACGAAGTTCTGACATGTGCTGCCCGGTGCTTTGTGGGTGTTGCACGGAAGCTTTTAGGCCCCATTTCTACTGACCCGTTATTTGCCGACGAGGCGGCGAAACTTATTAAGGATTTGCTGACGGACACGGAAGGCTTTAAGGTGACCGAAGGGTACAGCGGCAAAGAAGCAAAATTTATTGCCGCGCTGAACGGTATGAATGCGGGGGAACAGAAATGACGCTGGAAGAGTACAAGAACATTTTGATTACCGGGACACCGAGTGACCGGGCGCGGGCCATTGCCGAGGCCGGGAACGACAGGAGCCTGACCGACGAGGAGTTCCACGAGCTGACGGCCATGATCAAGGGCGTTGTGCGGCCCGGGCGGCGGAAGATGACCCCGGACGAGGCAAAGCTCTGGGCGGAGGTGAGCCGGATCAACACCCGGTTGAAGGACGAGATGGTGAACGCGGGCTTTGCCGTGCGTGCCCTGCCCGGCGACCTGCAGGAGGATGCAATCAACGTTCTTTCCCGCACGGTGAGCGGGATGCTGGGCGACCTGACCGCCATGATGGCCGAGACCGGGGAACCCTGATGGATAAGACCCAGTGTGTACATGTATTTGAGATCACCCGGAGCCGGTGCCTGACCTGTGCAGGCCGGAACCGGGCGTGCGGGGAATATGAAGAACGGAGAAACTATGAAAAACGATGCAAGAAAGATGGCACTGGAGAACCAGATCGAGCTGGCACAGCAGAATGCGATTGACTTCACCCATGCCTGCATGACCATTGCGCTGCATGATGTGTTCGGCGTAGGCAAAGACCGGCTGGACAAGGTGACCCAGCGGAAGGATGAAATCAATGGGGAGCTGATGCGGCGGATGGCCATACCTGCAAAGAATCAGAAGGCCCAGCTGAACGAGGCCGAAAAATGGCTGGTGGGGTTGCTGCCAGAGGGTGTGGTGAGCGTATTTCGTGTCCCGGTGATAAAAGGTGTGCCCCGGAAGCGGCGGGAAGTTCAGCTGAAGATGGCCATTGACAGGGCGGCCACGCTGGAATGGCGGGGTTATGCTACCGCCTGCGCCCAAGTGCTGGGCTTTGGCCCCCGGCGGCTGGAAAAACTGCGGCAGGAAACAATTGCGAATTTTGGCCAGCTGAACGAGTGGGTGGAAACCGACGGCGTGGATGTGGCCATGGAAATGCTGTGCCGCTGCGCCCGGGACGCTTACAAGACCGAGGTAGAAGTGCTGGATGTGCCGGACGAGGCTGTATTGGAAAAACAGCGGAGGGAAACGGCGGAGACGATACGTCAGCTGCAAGTGCAGGCGGTACAGCGGGAAGTGAGCCGCAAACGGGTGCCTTGTGTGCTGCCGCTTTCGGAAGCCGAGGTGCAGCGGCGTGTGGAAGCGGTAACTTCATCGGTGCACAGCTCCCCTGAAATGAGCACCGTACTTAGTAGAAGGAGAATCTGAGATGCAGAGCGGATGCAGATGGGTATACACCCTGATGGACTGGGAAACCGGCGAGGTGGTGGCCAAGGGCACCAGCGTGGAGCTGGTGGAGCAGGGATATTTTCCCGATGTGAACAAGCTGAGCAGCGTTTGGAATAATCTGGAAAAGTGCAAGAACCCCAGCCCGAAGAGCTACCGGTGGAAGATGGAGCGGAAGAGCACCAAGGACGACCGGGTGGAGAGGGCCCGGGCAGAGGGCCTGAGCGCGGACGAGCGGGCCGAGACCCGGATAGTGCGGGTGTACAGCTGCTACGGTGCGGACGGCACCCTGCTGGGCAAGGGCACGGCGGCAGAGCTGAAGGACAAGGGATTGTTTGGCAGCGAGGGCACAGTGCACGAGTGCTACCGCAAGCGGGGCGGCGTGTACAAGCCCGGCGGCGTTACGCGGATGGAGATGGAGCTGTGCCAGAAACGGATCCGGCACCCCATGAAGCTGCCGGATCAGCCAGCAAAGGTGAAGCGCAAGCCAATTGGCGGCGTGATCGACCCCAGCGCCCTGGCCTACGACGTGCACGATCTGATGATCTACAACGAGAAGGCCCGGAAAATTGGAAAGCCGGAACTGACCTACGGATACTGGGCGGAAAAAGGAAAGCCCGCAACGCCTTAAACACATGAATCTATTATGAAGAGCAACGGATACGATGAACCTAACACGTCCACCGTATCCGTTACGTTTCATAATACCTTTATAAAGAAAGAGGGGGAAGGGCCCTCTTTGGGGAGCTAGTATACCCGTTATTTCTGTGACGGTGGGGTCACGGGAAAGAGAATATCAGCAGAAAGTGAAAGCCAGCAGGAGGGCACCGGGATGCGCTGTAACTACATCCGAGAGAAAAAATACCAGTGCGGGGATGACTACATGGCAGTCGGAGTGTTCTCCATCATCCCCCAGGAACACCGGGGCCGGGGCAAGAAGCGGAAGGAATCCAGCGAGGGGCAGAAGGCGAAGAACAAAATGGATTCCCTGCGCAAGCGCCAGAGAAAGGCGCTGACCAATTTCAGTCCGGCGGGAATGTTCCTGACCGGTACATACGAGGATCCATTTCTGCCGGAGGATATTCTGGCCTGCCGGAGAGACGTGGAGAACTACAAGCGGCGGGTGATGGCGGCCACCTGCAAGCGGTTCGGGGCAAGGCGGGAGGACATCCGCCTGATGCTGGTGGCGGTGCGCAAGGGAGAAGCAGGACGGCTGCACATGCACGGTTTTGCGGAATGCCCGGGCCTGACTGCGGCCCGGCGACGGGAGTGGCGGGAGATGCTGGAGGATCTGTGGCGGCGGCGTATCCCCGGCTCCAACGAGTTTGAGCCGCTGGGAACCATGAACGTGGATCGGATCGACATGAAAAAGCTGCTGGGCAAGAGTGGGCAGGGCGAATACGGCACGGTGGGCTACCTCTACGGCCACAAGGAGCGGCTGTGGGTGGAAACGGCCAACCTGCGCCCGGCCATTGAGCAGGCCCCCAACGATGGGAGATGGAGCCGGAAACAGCTGCGGGCCGCCTGCGGGGAAAAGCAGAACGATGCCAAGTGGTGGGAGCAGCGGTTTCCCGGCTGGAAGATGGAAAAGTGCATCGTGCTGGAGCCCGGCGGGCTGCATGAGAGCCCGAAGCGGGAAGGAACCGGCTGGGAACGGCTGGAACCACAATGCTATGTGATCCTGCGTCGGAGGGAGGCTGCGATTCTTCGCACCTGACAGATAAAACACCGGTATTTTGCGCGTTATACCCATGCGAAAAGAAGGTGGAGCGGTGACAAAAGAGCAGAAGAAAGCGACCCGGCAGGCTCTGCGCCGATATGGCGAGGGGTCTGTTTGTGCTGCCTGGGCTCAGGTGATCGGGGCGGTGCTGGCCTGGTACGACCGCAATGACCCGGTATGCGCCCAGCTGCTGCGGCTGCGCTACCTGCAAGGTCTGCCCGAGGAAAAGGTGATCGCCCGGCTGTATGTGGGGCGGACGACCTACTACACCAAAGAGCTGGAAGCCCTGAGCACCGTGGCAGTGTGTGCAGCGGATGCAGGGCTGCTGCCCGGCGGGCAAATGTCCGGGGTATTTTGAGCGGGCGAGACGTGATAGGCTATTTGCAAAGGCAGGTGAGAGAGTTGGCGAAAAAGCGGGCGTACTGCAAGAATACCGTGAAGGGGAAACAGCGGGGAAAGAAATACCCGGCGGCGTTCCGGGCCGAGGTGGTGATGGCCATGCTGGGCTCCAACTCCGTCTGCGCTGTGGCGAAGAAGTACGGCGTGCCGGAGAGCACCATCCGCAGCTGGATGAGCGAGGAGGCAGGCCGCAGTGATGCCTTTGCAAAGGCCCGGCAGGAAGCCGCGCGGGAGATCGCCATCCGGGCAAGCCTGGGGGTGCGGGCACAGGTGACCTTTTTGCAGGGCAGGGCCGCTGAGAGCCAGCGGGCGGCGCAGATCACGGAGAGGCTGCACCGGCGTTTGGACGAGGACACCCGGGCCCGGGACTTTGCCGTGGGCACTCTGCTGAAGGACGACCCGGAGGAACTGGCCGATGCCACCGAGACCGGGCTTGTGGTGTATGGAAGGGCCGGAACCCGGAACTTGCGGCTCTACGAGGACGAGCGAAACCTGTTAAATGCCGAGCTGGAACGGTACGAGGGCCGGGTGATGAGCGACAAGAACGCGGCCGGTGTGGCCAAGGTGCTGATGGAAGTGGCAGAAAAGGCTGCTGCCATGGCCCCGGCGGAGAACACCGACAGCGAGAGCGGCCCGCCGATGGTGGAGATCGTGGCAGCCAGTGAGACGGACGGCCAGCAGGAGGTGGAAGTGGATGGCGGCACAGAGGATGCGTGACGGCAGACCGGTGATCTGGTCGCCGCAACCTGCCCAGGCGCGGTTCATGCAGCGCACCGAGAACGAAGTGCTGTATGGCGGGGCCGCAGGCGGCGGAAAGAGCGACGCGCTGGTGATCGAGGCCCTGCGGCAGGTGGAGATCCCACACTACCGGGGGCTCATCATCCGAAAGACGTTTCCCCAGCTGCGGGAACTCATTGACAAGACCATGCGGTATTACAAGCCAGTATTCCCAAAAGCCCGGTACAACAGCAGCACACACTGCTGGACCTTCCCCAGCGGGGCAAAGATCTATTTTGGCAGCCTGAACCACGCCCAGGACAAGTACAACTATCAGGGCCAGGCATACGACTTTATCGGCTTTGACGAGCTGACCCATTTCACTTGGGAAGAGTACAGCTACCTGCTGAGCCGAAACCGACCCAACGGCCCCGATACCCGGGTCTACACCCGGGCCACGGCCAACCCCGGCGGCATCGGCCACGGATGGGTGAAGGCAAGGTTCGTCAGCCCGGCCCCGCCCGGCACCCGGATGGTACAGATGGTAAAGGCCAGGGCTCCGGACGGACGGGAAATCGTGCAGCGGCGGACCCGGATCTTTATCCCCAGCACTGTGTTTGACAACGCGGCCCTGCTGGAAAATGACCCGGGCTACCTGGGCACGCTGGCTGCGCTGCCGGAAGCGGAGAAGAAAGCCCTGCTCTACGGCGACTGGGACAGCTTTACCGGGCAGGTGTTCACCGAGTGGAAGAACGACCCGGCCCACTACGACGACCAGCGGTGGACACATGTGATCCGCCCGTTCCGCATCCCGGGACACTGGAAGATCTGGCGGGGGTACGATTTCGGCTACTCGAAGCCCTTTTCCGTGGGGTGGTATGCGGCGGACGAAGAGGGCAGGCTTTACCGCATCCGGGAGCTGTACGGCTGCACCGGGACCCCCAATGAGGGCATCAAAGCTGACCCTGTGAAGCAGGCAAGGATGATCCGGGAAGCAGAAGAAAACGACCCCATGCTCCGGGGCCGCACCATTCTGGGCGTGGCCGATCCGGCCATCTTCAACGAGAGCCAGGGCGAGAGCATTGCCATGATGCAGGAGAAGAGCCCGAACTTTTTGCACTGGGCACCCGGCGACCACACACGGCTCGCCGGAAAGATGCAGTTCCACTACCGGCTGGCGTTCCAGGCGGACGGGCGGCCCATGCTGCAGGTGTTCAACACCTGCAAGCACTTTATCCGCACCATCCCGAACCTGGTATACAGCGAGAGCAACGTGGAGGACATTGACACCGACCAGGAGGATCACATCTACGACGAGTGCCGGTATGTGCTGATGGAGAATCCCCTCAGCCCGCCCCGGACAGAGCCGGTGCAGCCCATGCCGGATGACCCGCTGGAGCTGGGGAAGAAAGCGAGGTTTTTTAGAGTATGACCGACGTGATCGGCACAGAGCAGGTGGCGAAGGCCACGGCGCTGTTACAGAGATACAAGACCGGCAAGGCGGCGCTGGACAAGCGGATCGTGGACAACGAGCTGTGGTTCCGGATGCAGCACTGGGCCAACTACAAAAACGAGATGATGGAGGGCAAGCCCAAACCTTCCAGCGGGTGGCTGTTCAACAGCATTGCCAACAAGCACGCGGATGCCATGGACAACTACCCGGAACCCAACGTGCTGCCCCGGGCAGCGGACGACGAACAGACCGCCAAGGTACTTTCCAAGATCCTGCCGGTGCTGCTGGAACAGGCAGAATACGAGCAGGTGTACAGCGACACCTGGTGGCGCAAGCTCAAGCAGGGCACCGGCGTGAAGGGCATCTTCTGGGACCCGGGGTTAAGGAACGGC